GTGATATTGAGTTGTCCAGGAAATGGTATTGCTTGTAAAGGGGAATCTACAGTGATTACATCTCCTGGTCTCAATTTCATGTTGCTGAAATTTACTGCTGTGTCTGAATTAACCTGCCAACTACCTAGTGCTAGATAACTTGCGGCTTCCATAAACAACATCTGTGCTTCATTAACTACTCTAATATGCGGCAATGCTTCCCTTACAGGACTTGTGCCCCACATATCTCCCACTGTTTTAGAAAAACGAAAGACAGTGAACATTTGCACTGGCATTTGATGTGAATACAATATGTCCATTTCTTTGCCCACTTGTACAGTGTATGTAAAATTTTCTTGGTTTGGTGGTCTAAAACAACTCTCCAAAACCTTGTGTGTTTTGTAAGGATTTTTTGAACATTCCTTTAATGTTTCTTCTGGTAAATTTTCTTTGTAATTTTCTAATAGGTAATGACCTGGTAATTCGTGTTCTCTAAAAACAGTTTCAATCTGTCCTTGATAGTTGTCTAGGAAATACAGTTGGTGACTGGGAACTGCCACAAAGTCAATGTTCTTGTCTTCGTACATACCTATACAACCACATCCTGATATAACAGCATCAGTCAATGCTTCAGATGCCGCTATGTAAAAATTGCTGTCTCTGATTGTTTTGAAAACTTTTCTGTTTGCAAGGTCCAATGCTTTTTTTACATCAGTCGCTACTCTCTCCTGTAGATCTTCTCGCACGGAAAGAGTGGCCCATTGTTGGTTTTGCGGAATCAACAAATTAAGGATCGTGGATACTAGTGTCTGTACACCGTCTGGTGCAGTTGAATCAAATATCTTTGTTCTGTCTGTTGCATTTGCATCTTTTCTATAGATGTCTCTGTTGGGTCTTGTGTAAAGGTACGCTTCAGAAATTTCTGATTCGTGCTTGTCTCTTTCTTGTTTGGCAAGTTTGTATGCCTTTGCGATGTAATCTTTCATCTAATTATTGATTTGATAGAGTTTTAAAATCTGATCCTAGGCCGCTTTGTTCTGTTATGCCTAAAAGTCCACCTGTTCTTTGTGTGATTAAACTGCTTCTACCTCGTCTACCCCTTCTTGATCTTTGTTGTGCAACTGCGGCTTTTTTCCTTTCCGCGTCCAATTGCTCTGCGGCTCTTGAATCTGCATCAGCCTGCAATTCTCTTTGAATTTTTAATTGTGATTGTGCCTGTTCTTCTGCACTAGGCATGCTTGGTGCTTTAGGTATACACATTAGTAACCACCTCCTAAAAATCTAATAACATTTTGTGCTGTTCTAATATTTGGTTGTAATAAACTTTGTCTCTGTGGTGCCGCTCCTAATTCTTCTTCACTTACACCTAATGCACTTGGTCTCTGTGTGATAAGAACACCTCTGCCTCTTGCGGCCGCTGTTCTTGTCTGTCCTACACCTCTTGATCTACTTGATGTTGGAGTCGGTGCTGGTGCTGGTGATGGAGCCGGTGGTGGTGGTGGTGGTGGTGGAGGGGGTGGTGGAGATGAACACATCATCTGTGCCACTGGTCCTTTGTACTCGGATGATAATTCTTCTATGATGTTGAAGTCTTTGTCCCAAACTAGTTTTGAATATACCTTCATAATTCTTTTTTCCTTTTCGCGTGTGTGTTTATAATATCCCTTTCGCGTGTGTGTTATATTATAAATAATCTTGTCAGTCCAATTATTTATCGGATCAATTGATTTTGAAACTGGTTCCAGAGCGTTGCAAAGGGTTGAATACTTTAGCAACTTTGGACACATCCACGGCTAAATTAGGCAGGTGACTTATTGCACCACTGGTTGCGTCAATGCAGTCATCATGTACCCTTGGTTGAGGGAACGCTTGTAGCTCATCCATGAACGGTGTTTCTTTTACTCTCTCATGAACATACATACGTCCTACTTTGATCAAAGGCTCTAATGTTTGTGCAATGAATACCATTTTGTTTTTGGATCTAAATTCTGCAATCACTTGTACCATCACTTTCATTTCTCTTGCAACTTTACGTAATTCATTTGCCAATGTTGCAGAAAAGTTTTCCTCAACGTATACGTGACTTATTTTGTGGTAAGCACAAGCATGAATAATTTCTCTACACTGTTCTGTAAAATCTTTTGTTGCTTTGTCTACTGCACTCAGTACTTTTATGTCATGCACAAAAGTATTACCCTCACTGTCTCTGGCACATATGGATAGAACAGAATTATCTCTACCGCTCAATCCTTGTGCTGGATCCCAGTATGAACAGATACGTTCAATGTTGTGTCTGCCCAATGTACATGTGGTTATTGCATTACCAAAAGGTTGTGCTATGCTGTTCCATTGCAATTCATCGTTGTAGTATTTGATGTTTTCTAATTGTACTAATGGTTGATAAGTTGATTCAGGAATCAACATGTACTGTGAATTAAAATCACCTGTGGTTGTTTCTCTGCGTTGTTGATCCAACCATTCATATGTAAACATTTTTTCTGGATGGTTATCCCATGCTAGGTAGTCTTCTTGTTCTACTGTGCTGTCTTCTTGTATCACATCACGTTTCCTTACCACTGGTATACGTTTGAATTCATATCCAACATCTTCTAAATGATCATATATGGTTTGTTCATGGTGTGGTGTTCCTACCATAAGAATTTGATTTGAAAGTTTTCCAAATTCAGCAACACGCTCTTTGATCCTGTCTCTTTGATCAGCAGTTATAACGTTGTCTGATGTTTCTATGTCGTCTGCAATTACCATTGAAGCGTGAAATCCCGTAAATGACGCACCTAAAGAACTTACAGTTACACTAGGATTCAACTGCATTATTTCTCTGTCAACTGTGAACGTTTCTGCTTTCCACTGATACAGATCACTTTTCATGTCCTGCAACATGGGGTGTGACTCAATCATGTTACGTATGAACAGACTGTTCCTTAATGCTAGATTACGTTTGGCTGATATTAATAAACAAGTCCAATTAGGATCGTGAAACAGTTTCCAGCAAACATATGCACCTATCAAAAACGATTTGCCACCATGCCTAAACATTTGTAATCCACGTCTAGGTTGGTCGTCACTGTTTTCTAACCAATCACATATTTCTTGATGTACGGGTGGTGTAGTTTGATTACTGATTATGTTCAGCGTGTCTAAAAATACTTTGAATGGTATTTTGGACATTACTCATTTGCTTTTTTATCGAGCCTTTTTTGTGCCATCGAAAGCAATTTTGCCGCTTCACTTTTCTCTTCTTGATTGTTCATACCAGTTGGATGCACTGCACCTGAAGATGCTTGTGCAAGATATTTTAGCAACATCAATTTGGCACGTTTACCGTTGTCTAAGAATGTAGTTTGTTTGATATAATCCTTTTCACCCTTGTTCGGATAAGGTGTATCAAAAAGACTGTGTGCTTCTTCTACTTCTTTCTTCCAGTAACCGTCTGCAAATCCTTTGAGTATGTTTAACCATTCTTGTTCTACTCTATTTTTGCTCATTGGTTTCTTCTTTTTTGGCTGGTTGTTTTGGTAATAATGCTACAACTTTTGTGTATAAATCACCTATGATCGATAAATCAGGTGCTTTGAATACACCTTTCTGAGATGATGCATCTATAATTTGTGCCATAAGCACAAGATCTTTGTCTTCTAATTGTTTCATTGTATATTTTCCTTTTTTGTTCTGTTAGTTTAATTTACACCCCAGACTACTATGACGGAATCTGGGGTGCTTGATATGCCTAATGCTTATTTCTAAAGCCCTAAGTCAAATTATTTATAAAGAATATTATAAGGAAGTATAAAAAGGCCAACAGCCTCGACTAAAAAGCTGTTGACCTAGTGTAAAGAGCACATTCATAAATGTCATAAATGAATGTATAGTTACTTATTTGTTGTTGAGTATGCTGATAAAAATTTTATTAAGAAACACTTTAGACAACAGTGTTGCGTGTCTATCTAGTGTTCTATCTAGTTCTTTTTCGTAATCACGTTCTTTGATTATTTTTAAAATATCAGCGGCACTTTTCTTTGATGG